GTTTCTGAGATATTCTTAATTGATACTGCTCTGGACCTAGTTCTGCTTTCCATCTTTCTCTTTCTCTAATAATAGCTTCTATAGCTTCTTCAATTTGAGAATTACCAAATGAATCAATATAAGGGGGCATAGACCATTGTTCTGGTATAAATAGTCCTGCCATACCAATAGTACCATCTGCGTCCATAAGATTAGTTTCTACGGCATATATATCATTTGATGTAGGGTTCATTATCATTTCTTTTAATGGACCACATTGTTCCAAATCACCCACTGATCCAGCTGCTATAAACATACCAGTTGTCATCATACCAGAAGACATTGCAGGACGTAAGTATTCATATGTCTGCATCATCTTTGGAGCAATACCTGCCTCCTCATGAAAGAAATAAGTTGTTGGTCCACCTACACCTGAAGTTGCATTCTTTTCAAAAGATGCACCTTGTATTTTAGATTTAAGACCTCTAGATGTTTTTCTGTTTCCTACTTTAACTTCTATCTGTTGTTGCCATAGTAAAACCTTTTCAGGATTACTTGGTCTATACCATGCAGTATGTTCATTAAGAAATGTTTTATATTCTTCAAGAAACTTCCAGGAACCTTTGTCATTTATATAATCTTTTAATGATGCACCAATTTTACACGTACTACCTTCTTCAAACCAATACGTATTAATTATCTTACCCATGTGAAAGTAAGATGATGCAATCTGACGTTTCTTTAAAATTGCAGAGTGTTGATTATTTAGTTCTGCAAGCAGCTCATATAAAGCCATATGATATTGAGCATCTCTAACTTTAGCAAAACCATACTTCTTTTCTTCTTTATCATAGATTGGAAGAAAGTTTAACCACATGTAATAATCTCTAGTTAAATACCATACTTTATCTTTATTTTTATATATAACACCATTTCTACATTTATTTTTTTGATCATCCCAATATGTCATAAAATCTTTTGACCTAAATGGTGCTGTACAGTATAAACCTTCTTCATTAAATTTTCTTGCCTCTTGATTAAATATTAAACTTGTTTGATCAAACTCATATTTACCTGGCTCTTTAAATATATCAAAAACAAATTCATGGAATACCCCTTCATCATCAAATGAAGTAGTAGTCCATGAACCATTTTCATATGTAGGTATAATCCTACTCATACCTTATGATAGCAAATACATCACCTGCTTGAAGTAATAAATGTTCTTCTCCTTCATGTTTCATAGGTGTAGGCATTGCATGTTCTGCGTATTGAACTACATCACCCACTTGTATTTCTTCTACCTCAGCACCAACACCAACAACAGTACCTTTAAACTCTTTTTTTTGAGCTACTTCTGGAATAATTATTCCTGATGCTGTTTTAGTTTCTGCTGCTTTTCTTTTAATTAGTAGTCTTTTACCTACTGGAATTATTATTTGTCTCATACTATATAATTTTACCAAGATCCGCTACCACCAAATGCACCTAGGCCTTCACCTATACCTGCAGCTGATGCATTACCACTTGTTCCCCAAGTAACTTGACATACACCACCATCTTCTGCACCAAATGCAACACCAAATGTTGTAGCCTTTAATAATGTATCTTGATTACCATAGTAAATAACACCTTCACATGTAAGATCACCTACACCTACTCCTCCTGATCCTCCTTGGAATTCATAAGAGTTTGTACCATCATTGAACTCTACAGTTACGTGTGCATAAAATAAAAATCCTTCAACAGTAATTGTACAAGGATGACTAATAACACCATCCATATCTTGAGTAAAACTTTGAGTAGGACGCATGTCTAATACTCTTTGATTACCATCTGAATCTGGTGTATTAGGATTAATACCGTGAGCAGCAAACCATTTCTCTGCTCTTTCTCTTTTTTGTTTTTTGTTCATAATATTGATTTTAAATTTATAATTGGTCATAAGCTAAACCTGCACCACCACGTACAGAGCTTTCTTGTTCTTGTTTCATATCTGTATATGCACCTTTATATGATTGTCTAATGTTTTCAAATTTGGCAGCAGCATTAATCATTGAGTTCATATTACCGTCTCTACCGTGTTCTATTGGAGTTACTTCCATATATTTAGCCAATCTATCTAACATTGCTTTAATACCTACATATGCTCTGTAAGTTGGTGTTTCATACATCTTTTTACACATATCTAAAGCATATCTTATTTTACCATCCTCTGGTGATTCTTCTAACTCTATTTCTTCTATGATTATATCTTCTTTTTCATGTTCAGGTAAATTAAAAAAAGGATTTAAATCTGGATCAGGACAAGATAAATAAAATATATATTGATATACTTGCATATGAGTGTCAGGATATTCTTCCATTATTTTTTTTAAAAAAGGTAGTGCATAACAATGCTCTGTTAAAACTAACTTACTGTTCTGTATATCAAATAATTTTACTATCATACCTTTTTGCTTTTAAGAAGTTTTTTAAAATCACTATAATTAACCTGTAATGTTATTGCTTCAGTTTGACCTTTAATAAATACATCTGTGTAATCATCCTTAAACATATCTGTTGCTTCATGAAAGTATTGTTTACACCAAACAACTTGATCTAAATCAATCATGATTTTTGTATTCTCAAATCTAAAGTCAGTTGGTACCTTAGAATGCTTTGACTGTATAGCTATTGCTACTATAAATTCTTTATATCTCATTGGTTTTCTTTTAACCACATTACTAAAGATCTAACTTCATCTTTTAAATATGGGAGTTCATACATTTTTATTCCTTCTAAAACAGGCTCTCCATTAACGTGTTCATTTATTGGATATCCGTTTTTGTCTGTACCTATTTGCTTAAATTTTACATGTTGCACAATTAATTTACCTATCTTTAATTTAGGGTTGTGCTTTTTAATAATATACGCATAAATACTCAATTGTAAGTTATAATGATTAAGATTGCAATCATCTAAATGATTTACTGGCCTAAACATTTTACTTGTTATACCTTCCCAATTAGTAAATCCTTTTGTTTTAATTTCTTTATTAGTTTTGTAATCTGTAATATTTATATACCCATTTACAATCTCTACTAAATCAGCTTGTCCACATAAACCAGCAGACTTTAGATATACTAAATGTTCAGGATAAACACCATCTTCTAACTTCTGTTCTGGTGCAATTTTAGTTCCTAACTCATCAATAATAGGTTTAATGATGGGAACTTCCGTCCCATACTTTTGTATTGTTTCAAATTCAAGTATGTCAGCTTCTCTCTGATTATGATAAAAGTTTCCTAGTTTTATAGCTCTTTCTGTTTCTCCATCCCATGCTGCTAGTATTTCTTTAGGAGTCATACCATACCATTTAGATCTTTTATTTTTAGATGATTTAGCTGCTTGACCTTCTCTGTCAAACTTTGGTTTAAATTTTCCAATAAAAGAAGTAACACTACACCAATTAATCTTATCTTGATCATTGCTTTCATATATGTGACCTTCTTCTTTAAATATAATTGCCATAATTATAATGTTATTGTGGTATACCACCAGCTATGTGCTGTGTTAGTTTCTACCGTTGTTACGTTTCCGTTTGTATAATAATTAATTATCATTTTCTATTTGTTTATTAATAATATCTTCTTGATCTTCAGTTACTAATGCATCCCAATAACCTTTTGGACATTCAGATGATAAAGATCTAGTTTTAAATGCTAGACTACATCCACAATCTGAACAGCATGGTTGTGTTCCAGGAGCCATACAATTGTCACCTTTAGCATCAAATAAATTACACTTTATGCACACACTAAATCTTTCATTTGCTACTGCTTCTACATGTTCTTTTTTAAAGATTGTATTTGCAATACCATCTGCTATCTTATCTGCATTTCTAAATACATCCAATAGTTTTTTCCAGTTATTTTTCATTTTTAAAACTTTTCTTTTCTAATAGATCCTTATGTATCTGTTCTAATGCAGCTTCCATTTGAATTATATTAGTTTTAATATCTTCACTTTTTGCATATCCATTATAAGTTCTTTTAGCTATATTGCCTAACAAACTTTTATTCTTTTTAATTGCTTTTTCTAGCTTAGCTTTTCTTAACTCAAATGTTCCTAATCCTTCTACATAAACTCTAGGAAAACTTAATTCAGATAATTTCTTTCTAACCTTTGCATAATAAAAAGTAATAAAATCTTCTACAACTTGAGGATGCACTTCAGCAATCTCTGCTATTTCATTTCTAAACTCCTTGTGTGACTTGGGATGCATTTCCTAAAATTTTATAGTCAAGTAACACTAATCCTTCTGTTTGGATATTTATCTTAGATTCTACAGTTATAGTTTTTTTATTATTACCTTTTTTACTTAGCAATCCTTTTTTTTCTGCTTTACTTATTGCATTCCTAGCAGACTGAGGGCTTTTAAAAATTTCCATATCAGTCAAATGAAGGCAGAAAAAAGTAAGCTCAACCTCTCCTGCTTTAGAAAGTTCACACAAAAACTTTAAATCAGAATTAGTAACAGGTATGTCATTAAAGAAACAATATGTAAGTATTTGATACTTTATTGATTCATTGATATTTACTTTTAACTTTAAATCTACTTTTTTTACTATTGCCATATTATAAACTCATTATCATATCTACCATATCTGGATGCGGATATATATCTGACTTTCCAGTTCTAACATTTCCATGGACTAATAAACCTTTAACTTTTCCTAAACAAGCATCCATTTGAAAATCAAATGCTTTTGTAGGTCCATATTTTTTAATCCATTGTTTTAAACCAAGTCTAATGTCTATACCATCTCTTTCACCAACCCATCTAATCCACTTTTCAGTTTCTTTGATTTGTTCTTCTGAGTAATTATGCCAGTGCATTTTACCCTTAAAATGTTCTGGTAATTCACATACTTGATCTTCTCTGCAAACAGATCCAACATAGGTCTTCATTGTTTTGCTATCAAGATATCCCATATTGCATATCTCTATTCCTACAGAATGACGGTTCATATAACCTGATTTAGTTTTTCCTAAATGCCATCCTTGACATCCTGTTGGAAAAGCTTGAACCATTACACCATTGTAATCATCATTTCCATTTCTATGGTTAATTCCACCTAATACAAATTCTGTAGCTACACGCCCTCTGGAATCTCTACCCCAGTGATCAATGCACCTATATGGATTTGCATTACCAGCAGTATGATGTAAAAATATATAGTCATTTGTTATAGGTCCCTCTATGTATTCACCTCTAGGTAAATAATGTTTATGTATTATTTGATCATATGGTGTAGTAAAATACTGACCATTAGTATCTGTATCTTCATCTATAGCTTGAGTTATTGCATTAGGTAACTGTAACAGTAAAGCCCAAGTTTCTGAACCTACTATACCATCAGGAGTTAAGTTATGCATCAACTGAAATCTAATAACATGTTTTTCAGTTACTGCACCAAATACTCCATCATTATCTATTAATAAATTTTGCTGTAGAGTTTGTACATCTTCACCTCTATCACCTTTTTTTAAGACTCTCATATTACTCTACATTAGCTGCCGCATTTTCCATAGCTTCTTTAAAAGCTTTTTCTTCACTGCTTGGTCCTTCTGCGTTTTCTTTTTGTGCTGCTGCTGCTTGTGCTAAGAATAATTGAGCTTGCAATCTTTCTGCTCTTGACTTATCTATCTCTGCAAGTAATGCTTCATACTCTGCTTGAACAGTTAGATGAGGAATATTATCTTTATAAAATTGTGTAATTTCCTCCCTTCTTGCAGTTAACTCTTCTTTAGTTAACTGAGGATTCTTATCCTGTAAATCTGGATTTAAATTTTTAACGTCTGCCATTTTATTTGGTTTTTAAAATTAAACATATTGACAAATATATATAAATAGTTTAAATTTCAAAAGTTTAATGGCTTTTTTTTATTAGGACGGAGGAATTAATGGATTATTTTCCATTAGTGTTATCATATCAACTAAATCCGATTTAATATATGTCTTAAAGTCTATTGCAAAATTTTCTACTGGCCAGTTATCACCAGTTATAGTACTGCTATCTGGTGTAATAAAAGGAGAACTATTTCCTACCACTTTATAGAAAGTGTACTTTTCAGGAGTACAACAATCATCCTGTATTTGTTTTACAAATCCCAATTCTATTAAGTCTGCCTCTGTCATAATCTACCATTTTACCTTGTGTGACCAATATCTTGCTGATAATTTAGATGGCTTTGAGTCCTGAGCATTATGTCTAGCATAATATGACTTTTTTCTAGCTTTATCTTTAGCTGACTTAGGATTTTTACCTGCACCCTTTACACCTTGCTGACCAAAACGTATAGTCTTTACTTTATCTCCCACCTTAGCTACTACCACATGTGATTTAGTTTTATGGTTAGGGGTACGCTTTGGTTTATTGTAACCTGATACACCTGCTCTTGCTAATCTTGGATCTTTCTTCTTTGCCATAACTATCTTTTTTTACCTTTATGCAATCCGTGAGATGCATGCTGTTTACCTTTTCTAGTTGCAGCACGCTTCTTTTTATTAGCAGCTGCAAGCTTAGCTCTACCTTTCTTGGTACTCTTAAGCTTTTTGATGGTCTTAGATGGAGCATATACTTCTCCTGTCTCAGAGCTTTTCTTGCCTGAAGGAGTTCTCCACTTCTGTTTAGTCCATCTATCTAGACTCTTTTGTTGTTTTGTCTTTCCCATTACCTTGTTGTAAATGTGTATAAAGTAAATAATACTAATCCGGAAAATAATACTCCCATTATAGACTTATCATTTTGAGTAACTCTTGCCTCTTTGCAGCATTTATCTCTTTCCCATGACGGTTTTGATGAACCACATGAAGTAAGAAGAACAATTACAAAAAATATTGATAATATCTTTTTACGCATTACTTTTTCTTTCCTTTATAACCTCCACCAGCAGCTTTATACTTTTTAGCAAGCAGTTGAGCTTTACGTGCTGACCATTGTCCTGGTCTTCCACCTTTACTTCCAGCTTTGATTTGATTAAATAATCTTTTACGCATTGTTGGTTTAGTATAGTTACCAGAACTATTTACCGTGCTTTTTCCTTTTTTTGCTTTTTTAAGTGCCATATTTTATTCATTTACGGTTTCCGGATACGCCTTATGCATTATATCTCTAAGCTTAGCACATCTCTCATACTCTTCTAACTCAATATAAAAGGTAAGCATATTCTCAAACTCACTTAATTGTGGACCGTCATCAGGATCAAAAGCTAGTACAGCCTCATGTCCTACTTTAAATTTTTGTATCATTAACTCTTCAAAGGTTATTTGATTAGTCAATACTAAATAGGAATTCTCATATGCAGTCTCTAGTAGTATCTGATCTAGTTGCATTTGTTCTATCTCAGTAAGTCCATTATCTTCTCCGTGATTGTCATCCCATTTAGCCATATTCTATTATTTAAGTTATACTGTACCTATAAGAACAATATACTGAATTTCCCCAAATTGTAAAAATTTTTAACCCATAACATGTCCCCCACTACTGTAAAAAAGTTTTCAGACCCCCCTCCCGTCCTGGCAAAATTGTGTGTTTGGCATAAGCAAAAGGTTATATATAACTGCTCCCCGCCTGTCACTTGTGGTTGGGGCACCCCCCGTAATGGTCCACACTAATTATTATCTTAATACTTTTACAAATGGTTTACTTTAGAAAACTAAACATCAATGAGTCTACTGGCTCAGCAACAATCATTGTGAGTTCTGCTCCAATGTCACAGAAACAAACAACTCTTGCAGGTCTACCTGTTGGAACAAGAACTCAAGGAAACATCTCCTTTGGTGTTCTTAGTCTAATAGACCCTGAAACCAATCAGGTGATGAGAGCTGACCACCCTACAATCAAGGCACTTGGTGCTAAGTTAAACGTGGGTGATGAACTACCAAACTTTAAACTGTCTGAACAAAAGGTTGTAAACCTACAGACTGGTGAAGAGAATGAAAACCTGTTCTGGGTTGAACAAGCCTAAGAACAAACTTGTACCACTTACTAAGCTCTCAACCCTTACTTGACTGTCTAAGGGTTCAACTGAGTAACTACAAGAACAGCAGGGTGTGTGTAACAGCACACTCTGTTTTTTACTTTCTCTGTTACTGGTCATACATACTTTTTGCTTTGACTGCTCCCTTCCTATTCTATGTACTAGGAATGCATCCTGGGGAAGCAAGGCCTGCGGAGGCTACTGCTTAATACACCTACCAGAGGAGGTTCTACGGATGCACTAGTATAAAATTATTTTTATTGTGACTGGTCATACATTCTGTGACTGGTCATATTACTGGGACTGCTCCCTTCCTTTTCATGGACTTATATTAATTATTAATTATTTAAATTTTATTATGGAAACAAATTCAGTTTATTTTAGAAAGCTTAACATCAATGAAACAACAGGTAGTGCAACCATTATTGCATCTGATATACCATTGATACAAAAGCAAACTACATTAGCCGGTGTTAATGTAGCAACAAGAACACAGACAAACATTACATTTGGCGTATTAAGCCTAGTAGATCCTGAGACAGGTAAGGTAATGCGTGCTGATCATCCAACTATCAAACAGTTAAGTGCTAAACTTAACAGAGGTGATGAGATGAAAGGTTTTAAATTGTCTGATAATCCTGTAATAAATCTTACTACAGGAGAAGAAACAGGTATGTTTTGGATAGAAGCTGTGTAAACCAGCTTGTAAAAGGGAAAGACACTACAGATCTAGCAATTGTGTTAGATTTGTAGTTGTTTTTTTTATTTAAATGTGTATAGCATTATAAATGTGAGGTCATATACCCACAAAATACCACCTTTTACCACTAACATTACTTTTATATCACATTAATATATTAATATAGCTAACATTACCATAACTAGAGGAATGTGGATCAACAATACCAATAAGACTACAGGTTATGGGTTAGCTTATATATTATTATGTCTCTCTATCTATAGGATAATAGACATAGTACCCGGAATATTAAAATATAACTAACTTAAATTAAATATTATGGAAAATACAATATATGAATCAAGTAAAGGAAAGATTTCAATGGTAGCACCAGTGTATTATACAATGAATCAATGGGAAATCTATTCTTGGGATACATTGTTTGAAGATGTTGAAAGATATGATACTAAAGAGCAAGCAATAGAACGTATTAACTCATTACTCTATCCACAAGGGATAGAAGTTTAACAATCTTTACATTAACCACTTAACAATTAAACATTATGAAAAGAATCATTTATTTTATGATCATGCTATT